AAATGCCAGGTCTTGGAATATATCTTCACGAAGTTTTCCTTTCTTGAAAATATTTTTTACAGGAATATAATCTCCAATATTAGCATTTGGTAGTCTGCTAACATAATCAAAATTTGGAACCTGGCGGAAGTAACTTGGCATTTTAATAACCTATTTCTGTGTCTGGTTGATTGGCAGCATTTCCATAATCATCATTAAAGATTGGTTCAAGTTCTGTAAATTGCATTTGAATTTCGTATGATACCATCGCACCATCAGTAAATGTTGCATAATTACTTTCTGGTGTATAATTTACAGCAAAAGAAAGTAATGCACATTCTTTTATTTTATTAATAAATTTGTGCTCTTTATTTTTATGAAAATACTGAATTTGAAATGTGTGTGGTGCTTTTAAAAATAGATTTGATTGTGTCCTGATTGGAGACATTCCTTGCTTAAAAAATCTAATAATACTACGAACACTTTCAGATTCTTTTTTGCTTCTTGGACTTAATCTAAATGTAAAATTAAATGGTCTCAATTGAGGGCCATTGAATAATAATTCCATGTTTGGATTATAAACAGCACCTTTTGTTCTGGAGAGCGTATTTGTTGTTCCTGTTGCTTGCTCTGCAAATTTAGTTGAGAGTGCTGTTTTTACATCTCCTGCATTCTTTGAAACTGCATCAACAGCATTATTTGCAGAGTTTGCTCCAGATTCGCCGCCTCCTGTTATAAATTTATTTGCAATATCATATAGTGCTGCTCCAAAAACTCCTGTGGAATTTGATCCCCAATCTGCCGCATTTGCATCACCTATTCCTCCTGGAATTGGGAGAGTAACAGTTCCTATGATGTTGGAAGCATCTATTTTTCTTCTATCTGCAAAAGGACTTAAAGTATTGCCATTGTTGTTAAGTGCTTTTGGCGAATATTTTACCATATTAAATTTAATTACATCTTGATGTTTTAGTTGCAGATTTTCTGGGTACTTTAATATAAGGGAGAAATTGTTTCTTGTTTCTCCTTGTTCTTTTGCAAGATCCGCTGCAAGAGCAGCCGTAGCTTCTGCATCTCCTGGCGAAGTAGTTGCTTTTCCATTACTTAATAATTCGTTTGTCCTTGTATTTGCTGCAGCAGCACTAAGTCCTTCTTTTTGTTGTGCTTTATTTGCAGTTATTTCTGCTTGATTTTTTAATGCCTTAGTATTTTCTGGTTTTGAGAAATATGCATTTTCTTCTGCTGTAGTATTGCCGGCAAGAAATTGAAATTTTCCTTTATTTGCTCCTGTTGCTGGAATAGTTCCTACAGTTCTATCCGCATTAGATCCTGCAATATTCCCTGCAACTGTTGGAGTTTTTACAGTTATTAATCCAGTTTTTGCATCTACTAAATTATAATATTCAACATCATTAACTTTAAATCTATTTTCATCTCTTGATCCATAGGTATCCGCCATCAGATTACCTCCCCACTAAAGAGGATGTTTAGAATATATTTTCTTGCTCTTCTAAACATTAGCACAAGGTTTTTATTTATTTAGACGGAATTTTCCATAACTTAATGCAATCAATTCGTCAAGTTCATTTGGACGAACGACATGTAATTTACCTATAACTTCTTCCCAAGTATAATTCCTTGATTGTCTCCAATGAAAGTTAATTCCTTTAAATCCCCACTTTTGAAGATCGGTACAAGCAATCAGTGGATGTTGGTCATAATCAATATCGGGAGTTTTTGGAGTATAAATGAATGTATAAAACTTTCCTGGTTCTGGATATAATACTTCTTCCTTAAAGACATCCATAATAATTATCATTATTTCTTCTGGATCTCTTGTGTCTAATGCAGCAACTCTTTTTTTGAGTTCTTTTATTCTTGTAGATGAAGACGTATCTTTATATTGACCGAAACCTTCTGCCATTATTTGATACCTAATTCGTCTTCGGTTATAATTTTAAATTCTAACATTCTATCCTTACAGAATTCTACGGCTGCTTTCCACTTTGCTTGATTGACTGCATAAGTTTTTGCTTCGTATAGAAATCCTTTTGTCACTCTTGATTTTGGTTTTGGTGGTTGAGTTTGTTTTTTTGGTTTGACTTCAATTACATAAGTCTTGATTTGTCCCGTACTTTCTTTGAGTTTGATGATAAAATCGGGAAAGTATCTATGAACCCGATTATCAACAGGAGAGAGATAAGGGATCCAAAACTCTTCACTTCCCCATTCAATTATATTTTCATTGAGATCGCACCAAGAGCAGAAACGTCTTTCCCAACTGCTCCTACAAATAATATTATTTGGATCGCCTTTATATTTGTTTGGATAAGATGGTCTGTATTTGCTCTTAATACTTTCTGCCATTATCTTTACTACATAATATAACGCTTCAAAAAGTATTTATAAATGCCTACTAAAAGGACAGTAGCAGTCATTAAAGCAAATCTACTTCGCCCCGCACTGACTTCTCATTTTGAAGTTGAAATTGCAGCACCAAGTAATGCAGAGTTTACAAAATTTCTTAAATATAATGGAGTAAATTATAAGCAAGAACAATTGAATTTATTATGTTCCGAAGCAACTCTTCCTGGATCAAGGTTAGCAACTCTTGAAATTAATAATGATTTTACTGGCGTAACAGAAAGACATGCATATAGAAGAGTTTATGATGAGGGAATTGATTTTACTTTCTATGTTGATGCAGAAAATTATTTGCCAATTAGATTTTTTGAAACCTGGATTAAATTTATTGTAGATGAAAGTAGAGGAAGACAGAGCGATAAAAATTCGGGATCAGCAGATGCACATTATTTTTATAGAGCAAGATATGTAGAGGAATATGTTGCATCTGGACTAAAAGTTATAAAATTTGAAAGAGATTATACTGGACAGACTTTGGAATATGAATTTGTAAAATCATTTCCAACTTCTGTAACTTCAATACCAGTTTCTTATGATTCATCATCTTTACTTAAGTGTACCGTAACCATGACTTACATTAGATATATTTTGAACCAGGGAAGTACTGAAGGTGATAAAGAGTCTCAACCTCCAAAAAATTTCAATTTGACCAATGAGCAATTGGCTGCACTTAATGCTCAAGCATTTAATCCAAATTTAAATCTGACTTCATTGGGCGATTTCACTACAACTGGGGGAGTTAATTACAATCCTGCTGCTGCAACAGGAAATAGTATTAATGTTAAAGATGCTTATAGTGGAAATTATACACTTAATTTGAAATAAAAAAAAGGGTCATTAAGACCCTCATTCTCTTGCATCTGTCGGCGGATCGGGTAAAGGTAATATTGATATGATATAAGTCATACCAAGAATAGCACTTGTAAATATAAAATATCCGATTATTATTTTTTTTAGTAAATTAATCATCCTTTTTATAGGAACCAATCATTCCAAGAGCACCAGTAACTGCAATTAAATTTGAAAGTAAAAACCAATTTCCTTCAGCAGAAACATTCATTCTGTGACGAATTTCTTGATGTTGTGCTCCCACGGAAACTGCTTTTTCAAGAGCTTCCATATCTCTAATTCCCCAAGATCCAAAATAGGTTGAAAGTGCAACTCCATAAAGAAAAACAAGACCGAAGAAAATTTGTCGCATTTGTTTTGTTTGTTTGTCCTCATATTATAAGGCATTTTCTACAGAAAATCTATTCGGGTAGGCCACTTTACCATCCGGCCATTGCCCATAAATAATCATACTGAACTTTATAGGACATTATGCCTTTACCAAAGATTGCAACCCCATCATATGAACTTGAATTGCCATCAACAGGAGAAACAATTCAATACAGACCATTTTTAGTTAAAGAGGAAAAACTGCTTGTAATTGCTTTAGAAAGTGAAGATACAAAGCAAATTACAACTGCAATTAAGACAGTAATTAAAAATTGTATTCTTACAAAGAATATTAAGGTGGAATCACTTCCAACATTTGATATTGAATATTTGTTTCTTAATATTCGTGGTAAATCTGTTGGAGAAGAGCTTGAGGTTAATATTATTTGTCCCGATGATGGAGAAACTCAAGTTCCAGTAAAAATTAATCTTGATGATATTCAAGTTCAAAAAAGTGAAGATCATACAAATAAAATTAAAGTAGATTCTTCAATCATGATGGAAATGAAGTATCCATCACTAGATCAATTTATCAAAAGTAATTTTGATTTTAATGATAAAAATGCTATGGACCAGTCATTTGAATTGATTGGATCTTGTATTGATAAAATTTATACTGAGAAAGAAGTATGGTCTGCATTAGATGTGAGCAAAAAAGAATTAACTGACTTTTTAGAGTCAATGAATTCATCACAATTTAAAGAAATTGAAAAGTTCTTTGAGACAATGCCGAAACTTTCTCATACCATCAAAGTTAAAAATCCAGTCACTGAAATTGAAAGTGATGTAGTTTTAGAAGGGTTAGCATCTTTTTTCGCATAGCCCTGATCCATATGGATCTTGAGAATTATTTTCGTCTTAATTTTTCGTTGATGCAATACCATAAATATTCATTAACAGAAATTGAAAATATGATTCCTTGGGAAAGGGATGTCTATGTCACATTGTTACAACAGCATCTTGAAGAAGAGCAAGCAAAACAACAACAAATGAGTAATGG